CCCTTAAAAAGGGACAAAGAAGAAGTGGTTGAGAGTCGTGCTTCTCACATACTAGAGTCTGCTATTAGACTGATGACGTATATCAGAGAGAATTTTGATCAAGACACCGCATTCAAATTAGAAAAAAAATTTAATTCGGCGTTGAAAAACATGGACGCAACAAAATTTTCAAAAGGTGTCGCTAGGATCAAAGAAAATCAAGATATAAAAAATAATGTTCTAAAAATCAAAGACGGCGAATACAAAGAGGACTAGTCATGTTAATCGAAGATGTCCTAACAGAATTTAAAAGGACACACCTTGAACATATCGAGGACATAGTAATCACTGATGGTTATGAAGGCGGAAAGGCAGTCGTAGAATACTTCAGAGGACTATTACTCACACTGAAAGGCACAAGTTCAGAGGCAATGAGTGTATCAGTCAAATGGGATGGTGCACCTGCTGTGGTGTGTGGAACCAATCCTGACAACGGCCGGTTCTTTGTAGGAACAAAATCAGTTTTCAACCCAGGAACTCCAAAAATAAATTACACCAAAAAGGACATAGCGAACAATCACGGCACAGATGATCTAGGACAAAAATTGTTAAAATGTCTTGTGCATCTTAAAAAAATTAAAATCCAGGGCGTTGTGCAAGGAGATCTTTTATTCACAGACGAGGATATCATTAGAAAAAATATTGACGGCAAACCACATTTAACATTCACACCAAACACGATAACATACGCAGTACCAGAAGGCGGTGATCTAGGCAAACAAATAGACAGAGCCAAAGTAGGAATTATATTCCACACAACATACAACGGCGAAACACTTGCAGACATGACAGCATCGGGTGGAGCAGATGTAAGTTCGTTCACTAAAAGCAATGATGTGTTCTTTGACAATGCAACCTATAAAGACGTGTCTGGCACTGCTAAGTTTACCGACGACGAGACTCAAAAGTTTTTCAATGGCATAGAGAAATTAGAAACACTGCTAAACAACGTTCCAAGGAATCTGTCAAGTGTTCTAGGGCAGAACCAAGATTTCATTCCCATGTTCCAGATCTATATTAACTCAATGGTCAAGCAAGGACAGTTACCAACTGATGTTAACAAGTTTTTGCAAGGATTCAGAAAGTTCTACGCAGATAGAATGCAACAACAGATGGCAGGACTGAAAGCACAGAAGGCATTACAACTAAGGCAAGAAAAAATGAAACAGATGCCAGTTTTCCTTAATCGTGCCAAGAAACCACTACAGGCCATGCTGACTTTCTACAAGGCCGTGCAGACAATGAAGGCATTTGTATTGAAGAAAATGAATCAGGCGATGGCCATAGGATCATTTTCGCAAACCGACAGTGGACTGGAGGTCACCGAACCTGAAGGCTTTGTAGCAGTAGACAAATCAGGAAATGCAGTCAAGTTAGTAGACAGGTTGGGATTCTCGAGAAGAAACTTAACGGCTGTCAGCAAATTCAAGAAAAGTAAGTAACGTCTTATCTATCTGTTCAGATAGTTTTTCACGATTGAAAAAATGATTGTAATTGTGCAATCTCATCGACTGACTTTGCAGATAGATATCAGACCATTTTAGTTTCTTCAAGTCTTTTGTCAGTTGTACTATCTTATCAATCCTCTTTTGGCTGTCACGTTCTAAATCATAACTTTCATCAAAGTAGGTGTTGAAAGTTTTGAAACCCATCTCTCTCAATTTTTGAAGGTACAGATAATTGCCATGTACAACAAACACGTGTTGGGCAATTATTGGTTTCCATATTTTTTCCGTCATGAATACATCGGTGTCGTTGACATTCGTTTCTGACACTAAGGAACATGCGGTATCCACGTAAGGTGCTTCGGTCATGTCTTGGTCTTTGCCAAACCTTGGATACATCCTAGTATCGACGCCAGGCAATTCATATTTCTGCTCAAGTATAACCGGATCTTCTAACATTCTAAAGGTGTAAATGCTTTTGTCTAGCAACTTTTCATTTTGTAGTTTTTCATATAAGGCAACTCTGTGAGGCCTCGGAAACTTGTTAAGATAAAGGAACTCATGCTTCTTGTTACTATGGTCTATGTTAAAAGCATTATCCCTGTGCTTGTTAAACATATAGAACCAAAACCAACTTACACCACCTGACCATTTGACATGATCTATGTCTATGTGAGGTGCGGGATCTGTATTTTCTATGTTCTCCAGAGATTCCCATGGCGTGGCCTTGATAAACACAAAACCTTGGCTGTGCAGTAAATCACAACGTGCCCGTAGGTCCTGTATGAAAACTTTGTTGGTTTGCAGTTTCTTGTTTTTGTATGAAGTATCGATAATAGCAAACTTCCTATCGTATGAATCTAGATCGTAGTTGTGGAGATTATAGTAATCGCCGGTGCAGTCGAATTGTTGATTGGCCAGTGAATGCATCTGGATGAACTTTTCAAGTTGGACATGATCGCCTGTCTTCATAACGTCTGTGAGAATTAAATTTCGTTGCATATGCTCTATAAATACCAGTATGTTAACACCTTTCTTAAAGTATGTATCTGAGGGCAAAGTCATAAGGAGACATAATGACTTGGCTAGGTTTTCGTTTCCCGAAGTGACCGAAAGGATATATCTAAGTTTCCTTGCTCTTACTTTGCTGAGGAAATTCGATACAGGCCAAAGTTTTACCAAAATGTACGCTGATCAAACCATGGCAAAAGGAACATTTGATCAAGTGAGGATGATGAATAATGATCTTGCAAATATGTTGGCCATTGTTTCCGGTGATCCTGAAATTACAAAAAAACTTAAAAACAAGAATCAAGCACAGGCGATGCGACAGAGACAGCCAGTCCCTGTGATGGCACTGAGAAGATATCTAAGAACATGGGAAGAGCCGTTCAGGTTCTTGACACAACTGGAAAGAGCTCTAGGAATCAATGATGCAAATTACAGAAATCTTAGAAGAGCAGTTATTGATTACAAAAATTTAGATAGCAGAACAAGGACACGTGCAACTGCACAAATGCTACAAATGTTGAAGTCTAAACTTCCAGGCACGGATATCACCAAAAAAGTTCAAGAACTTGTCAAGTAGATGGCCAATAAAAATAGTTTTTGGGTGCTTTATGGACAGCACACACAACCCACATATCTAGAAGACGCTGGTGGAGACCAACAAGCACAGAGGGACAGTGCATTAAACTACGTGAAAAAATGGCGTGTTTGCCTGGACATTGGAAGCAACATTGGACAGTGGACCAGACCGTTGTCTAAGAAGTTCGAAAGTGTTGTCTGCTTCGAGCCTAATCCTAATTTCAATGAATGTTTTAAGAAAAATATCACAGAAGCAAATGTGCTCCTTTGGCCATATGGACTTTCTGACAGAGAACACAAGGCCAGACAAAACTTCAACTCAACGCAATTACAGAGCGAGGACGGAAACATAGATTGCAGGACACTGGACAGTTTTGGACTGACCAATGTAGATTTCGTTAAGATAGATGTTGACGGCTTTGAAGTTCCGTTGCTGAATGGTGCAAGGCAAACATTAACTGATAACAACCCTGTCATCAACATAGAGATGAAAAGACACAAGCGTTCAAGTGTTGTTTCAAAATGTGATGCTATATTGAAGGATCTCGGCTATCAATTCAAAAAACGTACAAAAAGCGATGAAGTCTGGCTTAGATCGTAATAATATAGCATAATTTACCAACCTTTACCATAAATAGATACAAATGTTCCCGGAGCGGGAACAGAGCTATAATATCAGAGAAAAAGGAGGATATATCATGGCATACGACGGAGACATATCAGCGGGTGGACCAGGAAACTTTCAAACACCAAATCTTGCTCACGAGGGCGAGGGTGTAAGAGTTGACTTCATCACAGTTGATTACATTAGTGCAATGAATGGTGAAGTAACACATTCAACTGCATCAGCAAACACGGCTGGTCTTAAATTATCAATGGAAGCGATCCAAAACCAAGGTTGTAACATCTTAGGTCACGGTGCTCTAGGTAACTCAAACACAGAGCAAACTTACATGGTAAGAGCAGACGCTTTAGACACGATCAGTTCAACAACAACAGTTGCGGCAATCCAAGCGGCTATAAGAGGATTAAACGCATTAACACCTGATAAAGTAACAGCAACAATATCATCTGCAACAGCAGGCGATAGAGACTTGTCTGATACGCAGGTAGCATAATAACATTTTAGGAGGAAAATAAAATGGCTTATGACGGAAGTAAAGTAGCAGGTGGTAAAGGTAACTTTTCACTGAACCAAAACTTTGAAGCAGAAGGTGTTGACGTAACATTGTTAACAGTTGACTTCATCGTTGACGTTTCAGCAGAAACAGGTGACCTAACTACAGGCTCAACAACAGCAGGTCTACAAATGACTAGACATGCATTTGAACATCAAGGACTAAGAATCTTAGCAGAAGGTCCGTTGGTTGATTCAGACACACAAAAAACGTACATGGTGAGAACTGATCAGTTAGACACTCTTTCCGGTACAACAACAATAGCGGCATTACAGGCGTACATTAGAACACTTGACCAATCTAGTGATTCTTTCCCTGGAGTAACTGCAGACTTAACAGGCGCGACAGTAACAGAAACTAAAATTGGTATCTTAACTGCCAATGCTGTTAGTTAATAGTTAGAAGGAGAACACAACTATGCCAATAACGCAAAATAGATCAACAGATCTAACAAGAAGACAGTCATTTAATGGCAAAGGTCTTACTTTCATCGAAGTAATCTTCGCAACTGAAGGTATCGCATCAGCGACAACACCTGAATCATTAGACTCTGTTTTCGATCAAGTAACAAAAGTTGTTAACAGAAACGGTACTCTTTTAGCGGCATCTTACAGACTGGCGGCGAAAGCAACAGACGGCGATGCGGCAGAGGCTACTTCAATCACTGCGAACAACTCAATTGACTCGTACCAGTACATTTGTGAAGGTACACCAGGTCAGTTCAACGCGGCGGACAGTGCAGGAGACACGAACATTGATGTTACTGCAACTGTGGTTGCAGACGCTGAAGCAGACATAGAAGCAGACATCAGAGCAGTAATCTCAGGTGACTCTTCTGCGAACCAACTTCAAGTGTCAGTGAGAACGTTATTACCTGAAGGTCACGTAAACGGTGACGCGAGTACATTCGTTGGAATGTTTGACCAAAGAGGTGATGCGTAATAATCACTCTTAGTCACACAGACTAAATTACCAAAGGGCGGATCTTTAATTAGGTTCGCCCTTTTTTATTGACTTAAATATCGATATGCACGAATACAGATTACACACACTGGTGGACATAACCTTGAACGGTAATCTTAAAAAAACATTCCCTTTCACGTCAATGTCTGGAGATGTCATACAAGACAAGCAATCTCTGGCAATGGCCCGGGATCAAAACAGCAATTTCAATACCATGTTACAACTGCTACAGATGAGAGGTAACATCACATGGGAGAATCCACCGATGCGAATAGAAGCACCTGACCTAGGCAACCACGGGTTCGGATCGTTCTACGAGGGCGGACAAACAACATGGCACTTCCAGTTCTTCACTGAGCAATCTGGCGTATATGGTGAAATGACAAATCCCACTGAACAACTAGTCGACGACTTCAATTTAGTGCCTGTGATTACAGATTGCACTAACACCGCACATTTTCCAATACAGACTTTCATAACTAAAAATCTACAGAAGTCCACCAAGGAGCCTTGCACTGACCAACAAAAAGTAATCAATGCACTAACAGGCAACATCATAAACACGTACTTTTCATACGCCGGCACTACAGATAAATAAGAGTACATTAAGGCACAATTAAAACACATTCAAAGGCTCATCAAAGGCAATGCGACAGGCACAGTTCCAGGCTATAAAAGCACAGATCAGAGAGATCAAACAGGAATTAAAAGAATATATAATATTGATGAGTACAACAGATTTAGAAAAACAAAACCTAGAAGCACACGTCGATCTTTGTTCGGAAAGATATAAAGGTCTACACGATAGATTAAGTGCTATCGAAGTCCGTCTAGGCAGAATGAACGAAGAAATGACAGCGGGTCATAAATCTCAGACAAAAACAATTATAGCAACAGCAGGCACAGTGGTCGCAGGTTTACTATCAACAGTGGTGGTTATCCTGATGAAGATGCCAGGCTAAAATTACCAATACATGTTCATACAAATAGCACCTAAGGCCAGAGTCTATGTGACTGAAGAGGATTTAAAATTTATTAGGGCACATTCACTGGATTCATTCAGGAGTAATGATCTATCGCCGGCAGATGCAGAGCGAGCCAAAATTTTGGCAGACAAGGCGATATTTGTGAGAAAGAAACTTGATACCCATATGCAATATGCTTTAAATAGGAAGATAAAGTTTATTGCAAATGTCAGAAAATAAAAAAAAATCAGAACTGGTAAAACAGATTGAGGCCTATGATCTCAAGAACAAACTTGCTGACCTCGTTAAGAAGGAAGAAGCAAGACGTCCTTTCAGGCATTTACCCAAACAATTCTCAAAAGGCATACTAATCGGGAACATTGCAATCGTGCCAAAAAAGAGCACGGGCACCAGATACATTTATGTTATAGCGGACATGCTTGAAGCAAAGATATTACATGAAGACATAAATCTTAAACAGACAGCGATATTGGTTGCACATCATCTAGCCGACGATAAAAACTTGCCAAGCAACATACTTGAGTTAGACGTTAAATTCGCAAGTCAATTGTTTGATATACAAAATGCAAAACGTATGATCAGGGAGGCCCAGAAGGAGAAAGATGAGCTCACAGAAGACGTCTATTGGGATCGTTTAGATGTCGCTAACCACCTAGCGGACGATTGCAAGGGCAAGATACAGCAAATCTTTAACGACACGTTCGGAGCATAGATAATAAATAAACACAGTATGAAGAGCTTAGACCTTACAAAACCTATCACAACTGAAAGTTTATTGGCTGAATTCGAATCTAGATTCAATCAAACAATGGACCTTTCAAAATTCACTAAAGAAGAATTAGAAGATACTGCAAATCACGTAAGAACTAAGATACACGAAATAACACAGAACACACATTTTGGACAGGAGTTGAAAGACGACAGTTATCAGAAAAATCAAATGATGTTAGACATCATTAACCAAGAAATTTCTCAAAGAAAACTTGGAGAATATGGTGGTAGCATGGCAAGTGATCCTCAAGTTAAAGCAGGTACAACGGCTATAAGTGCAAAGTCTAAACTAGACAAGGGACAAAGTTTATCGCCTGATGAGAAAAAACAAGTAAGCAAGATGCTTCAGACAGAGGGTGTTGAAGAACAATCAGAATTAATTTTAGCGGCCAAGGACATGATGGACAAAGTCACAGGTTACTTGGAGGATCTAGCATCAATGAAGACAGAAGGAATGTTAGAACTAGCAGATAGAATCAGAGACGAAATGGGAGCAGATAAGGCAGATGCTTTCATGCAAAAAATCCAACCAGCGATTGAACAGGCGGAGGCGACTTTAACGACAACTAGACAAGAGCTAGACAACGGTGTAAGAATATTGACCGGAGAAGAAGTTGCTTCAGAACCCATGGGCGCCGATGACACGATGGACATGGACACAGATCTAGACTCACTGGACTCAGACATGGACGACACAGAGACAGATGAGTTTGGAGCCTCTGACGCCGAAGCGGGTGGAACAGAACCAGAAGGCAGAGAGCAAAGAGAATCAAAAGAAGTGTTTGAAAATTCAAACAGATTGTACAGCAAACTTGCAGGGAAGTAGTCCTGTGAGATTTTACGAATTCAACAAAAGCGATACAGACCTAGAGTCAGCAATTATAAATGTTCTATTGAATATGAGGGGAGATGCTGACGAGAAGGATCAACCAACAGATATCAGCATGGACGCAGTAAAACAGATCATGAGTAACACCGGATATCCTGCTTTCAATTATGACGTATTCAAAAAAATATATGACCAAGATGGTGACCTAAAGAACGTCGTGTCTGACTTTGACAAAGATAAAATCATAGTAAAGACAGATCAGGACGCACAAAAAGATCCAGCAATGGATTATGATGACCAAGGCAGTACTGATGTGGTAAAGAAGATGGCCAGGTCAGCAATGAAGCGTAGACAGTAATCAATAATTACATACATGCCCAGCGACTACATAACGGTTGATACCATCAACCACATCAATGCCGAACTATCTAATTACTGCAACGCGGCCTGCCCAATGTGTGCAAGGTTTGACTCTGAACAAAATTTAGTAAAAGAAATCACAAACAATAGACACACAACACTTGATGACATAAGCGATAAGATAGGTACGGCAGTAATAAAGAATTTAAGAATGTTTAGGTCATGTGGCAACGTCGGAGATGGCACGATGAATCCAGAATGTGAGCAGATATATGATTATGTTAAATCTGTAAATCCTACAACCGATTTATCTATAAACACAAACGGTGGAGCAAGGAACACAGACTTCTACAAGGAATTAGCCAAACTAGGAGTAAGGGTAATTTTTTCAATTGATGGATTAGAGGACACTAATCATCTGTATAGAAGAAATGTTAAATGGGGAAAAATGTTCGAGAATGTAAAGGCTTTTTTGGATGCAGGTGGTGTAGCATATTGGGATTTTTTAGTATTCAAACACAATCAACATCAGGTCGAAACTGCTGAAAAATTAAGCAAACAGTTAGGTTTTAAAATGTTTAATAGAAAAAGTACGACTAGGTGGGATGACTTTGACCAGCACGGCAACTGGTTGCAGAGGAATAAAATTAAGATCGACGGCTATGAATTAGCGAAACCTGAAGATGAGATTGTGCAAAATGTCAATAATGAGAGGGATGTCAAAGTACAAAAAGTAGCCACTAATAAAATTTTGTGTAATTCGTTTGCAAATAAAAATGTAGAAATATTTTTACACGCAAATGGTAATGTTAGTCCTTGTTGCTGGTTGGGTGATTTAAAGATACACGAATCAAAAAACATTATCAAGGACTATGCAAGTGTCAATATACATCATACACCATTGCAACAAATACTAGACGGATATTATTTTAACGAGATATGGAAGGGCGTACAAGGACAAGTTCAAAATTATAAATTAACTACTTGTCAAAATGTGTGTAGATACAATGGGTAAAAGTTATTGTGCTAAACTGTGGAATCATCAGTACATTCATATGAGCGGAAGTTTTAGATTGTGTTGTGCCACAATGGATAACGTAGAAGACAACAGCGGCAATCGGTTACACATCAACAATAATTCTCTTGAAAGTGTTTGGAACTCAGACCAAATAAAAAATATTAGATTGAAAATGATTAAGGGTGAAAACATTTCGTCTTGTTCTAAATGTGTTGAACAAGAGTCTAGAGGTTATAAGTCTATGCGTGAATCCCAAGACATGGAGGAAAATTTTTCTTTGACAAAAGAAGATGGTTCTGTGGATGTGATGCCAACAACAATGGAACTGCACTTTGGTAATCTGTGTAATTTAAAATGCAAAATGTGTGGACAACAATACTCAAATCAAATAGGAAAAGAACTAATAGAAATAGGAAAAAGCGACAATGAGTTTCTTAATTGGGTCTACAAAGAAAGCGGGAATGTCAATATTTGGACTAACAATTTATCTGTAGAATACAAATGGTTTCAAAATAAAAAAATTAAAAACAAGTTGTTTGAATATATTTCAAAAAATATTACTAATCTAACGGTCATAGGCGGCGAACCTACAGTGATTCCTGAATTCTGGGAACTGTTTGAATACCTAGAGCAAAAGGACACTTTAAAAAACTTATCTATAACTCTCACCACCAACCTAACAAATGTCAATCCTAAACTTACAAACTGGCTCCCAAAGATGAAAAATTGGAAGGTGTGGGCAAGTGTAGACGGTATTAATGAGCGAACAGAGTATATAAGATACCCTAGTAACTTTAGAAAGATTTGCGATAACTTAGAATTTTACAAGAAATTATTAGGAACAAATGGATCCATAACTTTGAGTCCGGCCATACAATTATTGAACATTGATCAATTAGACGAACTATTAGTTTGGTGGTTAAAATTTTGTGATGGAAAACTTGGAGAACAATTTGATATTTCCTGGATGGCACAAGTTTGGTACCCAACTATTTGCAATTATGATATCGCTCCAAAATCTTATAAGATAAAGGTTGCTAATAAATTAAAACAATCTCTGTCCTTGTTTAGTGAATATGATCAAATAAAAACTTTTTATCAGAATCAGATAGATAATCTATCTCAAGATGTTTGCAACTTTAAAGATAGAATACATTTTCAAAAAGCATTTATTAGATATAACGACACACAAGACAAGCATAGAAACAGCACTACTTGGCGAGAATTATTACCTGAACTAGAAGTCGCATTGACAGATAGTGTATCATAAACTATAATGTATAAATGAAAATTACCGAAGATGTGTTAAAAAGTAAAGGAATCGCCTATGTGCAAAAGTTTCCATACGATGAACTATCCAAAACATCTAAAAATGGCAAAAGACATTATAATACACCAGACGGCAGGCAAGTTCCATCGGTAACGACTGTGTTGTCGGCAACCAAAGATATGACACATCTACACGCATGGAGAAAAAGAATTGGTGTGGAAAAGGCCGCACAAATTACACAAGAGTCTGCAAACATAGGAACCGTGATGCACAACAGTTTAGAGAAACACGTGAAAGGACAAGAACGGAGACCCGGATCAAATCTTATTCATCAAAAAGCACACAAAATGGCAAATGTTATTATTGAGAATGGATTGAAAGATGTTACAGAAGTTTGGGGATCAGAAGTGTCATTACACTATCCAGAATTGTATGCAGGCACAACAGACCTTGTTGGTGTGTGCAATGGTGCACCTGCCATAATGGATTTCAAACAGGCACGTAGACTAAAAAAGAAAGAATGGGTAGAAGATTACTTTTTGCAATTGGTTGCTTATTCTGAGGCTCATAACAAAATATACGACACACAAATAAATGCGGGTAGGGTTTTTATTTGCACACAGGCAAACGAATTTCAA